TGGGCAGTAAGAGCAACAAGGCTCTTGACCTGTATGTTATAGTCCTACTAGACTGCAGGGGTTCCGGCGAGTGTACCAGACTACTTAACGACAACTTTTATCTCGAAGTCAAAAGTAGAACCGTGCCACTCGTTCGTGGAGGTGGCCTATTTAGGCCAGACCTGACCTCGGAAGCAGCCCTTCTGAACAGGAGAGAGATACCTTCCTCATCTGACTGGGTCGTCAGAGGATTGTACACCTGACCTGCTAAAACAAAAGATAACTCGATTGTCAAAGCTGGAAAGGTTGACCTAGGAGTGTCATCACCTCATCAACGACCACGTAAGTGTGTCCGCGATGGAAGTGACCAGAACTACAAGTCAGTAGCTCTGAACTCATACAACCACTGCCTCCGTCTGTGGGCGAGAGTGAACATTCCCAATGTTCCATTCTCGCTCCATAAACAGAGTCGGTGGTTGGAAGGTCTTTTCTCATCTGTAGAAGAGGCCGACTGTCCTAAGGCTTTCAAGGGACTTCTTGCGGACTTCTTCTCGATCCAGATGAAACAACCTCGACCATCAGTCATTATTGATGGTGAAAAGTTGTTCTATCCTGGATTCCGAAGAAAGCTGCAGAAGGACCTTGACAAGTCTGTCCGATCTAAACTTCGCTTGTGTTGGGATCTCATGCAATGTAAAGCGATGAGCGCCGAAGCACCAAAATCCATGGTACTCCGCGCCTATCAAAAACATGCTGAGACCCTCTCACAAGTGAAGACGACCAAGGCTACTCTCTTGAAAGACTTTAGACTGTTCATCCAACCCTGGGTGAACGGCCTGGTGCCTTTCTTGAACCGGAACTCTCGTCTGCCAAACTCACACGCGACGTTCGACACAAAACGCTCTACCGGAGGCACTCTGGTTGATCAGATGTCCAAGATTAACAAAATTGGATATCTTCAACCAGACTGTCCCCGGATCGACCCGACTTGTGTCTTCATCACGGGTAAGCCAGGAACTGGTAAATCTCTGTTACAGTCAATGGTGATTAACCGTCTCTCCAAAATCCTGAAGAAGGATTGGGAAGAGATGGCCTATACCCGTTCTAGTGTTATGAAGCACTGGGACGGATATAGTCAACAACCACTGACTGTGATAGATGACTTTGGACAGCAGAATATTCGCAATGGTACTCCCTCACAGGAGATCGTTGAGTTTATTCAGATGTGTTCAACAGTCGATTACCGGCTCCCCATGGCAGACCTTAAGCAGAAAGGGATGAAATTCACGTCCCCATTAATCCTCCTCTCCTCAAACCTGTCCTGCTCTAGCGTGGTCCCCTACATGACACAAAGTATCATGTCAGGAGACGCCGCTTTACGCAGATTTACAGGAATGTTCGAGCTTAGGAAAGATGGGAAGACTCTCCGTCTCTACCAACACACTATTATGCCTGATGCTCTCCCCCGTCGAACGGGTGATAACATCGGACCAGTGATGGAAGTAGCGAATGGAAGAGTCGGGATTTGTGACTTCATCTGTCAATTCCTCTTGAATTCTTGGCGGGAGAAGAGCCAGACCTACTCCGTGTTGCTCGATGGGTATTTCCATCAGCCACTCGGAGGGGACTGGTTCCTTTCCTACCCTGAAGAACCTTCTCATCATAACCAGGTGAAGGCCCAGGCTATCCTCGAACCTCTTAAGGTAAGAATGATAACCGTTGGGTCTGGTGATAACTGGGCATTGAAGCCCCTCCAGAAAGCAATGTTCAATGCATTGTCTCGCTGGAAGTGCTTCAAACCCTGTTTTACCCCGGATTATGATAAGGAGATAGAGGAACTGATGAGTATCGAAGGAAACTGGTTGTCGGGTGATTATTCAGCTGCCACCGATGGTCTGCATTCACAGATCATGGGTGTTGCAATTGAGCAAATCGCCAACATTCTCCAGGATTATTCCCCAGAACTCATCCCTTACCTGCTTAAGGAAGGACTACCTCACACAGTTGTCTACCCTCCATGGACTGGGATCGAGCCGATTACCCAGACTAACGGACAGCTGATGGGAT